CAGCCGCACTGGACACCGCCAAGCAGAACCTCGACGACGCCGCCGCCCAGCAGCAGACAGCCGCAAACAACCAGCAGCAGGCCCAGAAGAATTATGACGACGCCAACAAGGCCCAGCAGCAGGCCGCACAGGATGCGACTGACACGGCCGACAAGATCGCCGCCGCCCAGCAGGCCGCGAACACCGCGTCCAACGCCATCGACGACGCCAACAAGGCCATGCAGCAGGCATCCGACAACCAGTCGAAGGGCGAAGCCGACAAGCAGGCCGCACAGGCCGCGAAGGATGAGGCCACGGCCGAATCCGCCTCCCATCAGCAGGCTGCCGACAAGGCCCAGACCGATATCGACGCGGCCGACAGGCAGGCCACGGACGCGCAGAAGAAGGCCGATGCGGCGGATACCGCCATCAGTGATGCGCAGAAGAAGGCCGACCGGGCCGACGCGGACGCGAAGAAGGCCGCGAGCGACAAGGCCGCCGCCGAGAAGGAGCTGACGGAAGCCAGGAGGCAGCAGGCTTCGGCGACCGGCGACAAGACGAAGGCCGACGAGGCGGTGAACGCCGCGCAGGCCAAGCTGGATGCGGCCAGGCAGGCCGAGGCCAAGGCGCTTGAAGCCAAGCGGAAGGCCGATGCCAAGGTCGAGCAATTGTCCAAGGATGATGGAGGTCTTTCCGACCTGGCCGCGAAGCTCGAAGCGGCGAAGAAGGCCGCAGCCGACGCCGCCACCGCCCAGCAGAAGGCGGAACAGGCGCAGAAGGATGCCGACAAGGCGGTGTCCGACTCCTCTTCCAACGCCGAGGCGAAGCAGCAGGCCGCCGCCGATGCCAAGAGCGAGGCCGACGCCAAGAAGGAAGCGGCAGACGAGGCTCAGGACAAGCTGTCTCAGGGCGCAGTGGCCTACTTCGGCGACAAGGGTGCCTCTCAGGCAGTCAAGGTTCTCACCGATCCGACCGTCACCGAGTATCTTGACGCCATTCATAATGGTGCCAAGGGTGATGCGACCACGTTGGACAACATGATCGAGGCCCTGAAGTTCATCCAGGAAGCCAATCAGCTTCGCGCGAAGGAAGGCCTGCAGCCCCTCAAGGTCAGTGACACCCTGATGGCACAGGCCATGGCGGATGCGGATTATGCCAACAACAACGTGAACCATCCACTTCAATTCCCCGCCAGCGAAAACCTCGCCTGGGGTTACACTGATCCCTTTAAGGGCTGGTACGACACGGAGAAGTCCATGTATGAGAAGGACATGTCCGACGGTGTCCTGGATTGCAAGGCCTCGGACGGCAAGCCCGTCAACCCCTGCGCTTATGGCCATTACACCACGCTGGTCAACACCGATTTTACCCTCACCGGTTTCGGCGTCAGCCAGAACGGCAACATCACGGGTATCGGCGGGAACACCCATAGTCAGCTGTTCACCGAAAACGCTAACGGAATCGGCTCCGACGCGGGCCGCATCATGGACGTTGACGCATACCTGACTGATTTGACTGCCTACCGTGATTCCCTGACCGGAGCCGACGCCGCATACCAGACCGCATTGTCCAAGAGCGAGCAGGCCGCACAGGACGCTTCCGATGCGGCCAAGGCGCTGGCCGCCGCACAGCAGGCCGCGCGGAAGGCCGCTGAGGAAGCCCAGCAGGCCGCGCAGAAGGCCAGGGATTT